GCGAAATTATAAAAAGGAATACCGTGATTACCACGGAACTCCAGAACAAATTAAGCGTAGAGCTGCAAGAGTAATGGCTCGCCGTAAGATGACTAAGAAATACGGTAAGAGAGCGGTTAGAGGCAAAGATATAGACCACAAAGACCGTAACCCTACAAACAACTCTTACAGCAACCTACGCATCCAATCGAAACATACAAACAGGGGACGTAATAAATAACCCAGGAGACATATATGGACACAAAAAAGAACAGTCTTCCTGAGCAATTAACCGATTTCCGTAACTTCATGTTTCTTGTATGGAAGCATTTAGGTCTTCCTGAGCCAACCCCCATTCAATATGACATCGCAGACTTCCTACAGAATAGTCCTAAGCGTTCTATTATTGAAGCATTTCGAGGGGTTGGTAAATCTTACATTACATGTGCGTATGTAGTACACCAACTACTGCTAGACCCAGACAAAAAGTTCATGGTGGTCTCAGCATCTAAAGCACGTGCAGATGACTTCTCTACATTCACTCAACGTATCATCGTAGAACTACCAATCTGCCAACACCTTATCGCTAGAGAGGGTCAACGTTGGTCTAAGATTGCATTTGATGTAGCCCCTGCAAAAGCTTCAGGTTCTCCCTCAGTTAAATCTGTAGGTATCACAGGACAGCTTACAGGTTCTCGTGCTGACATCATTATTGCTGATGATATTGAGGTACCCAACAACTCAATGACACAGATGATGCGAGAGAAACTTGCAGAGAGTGTTAAAGAATTTGACGCGGTTCTAAAGCCAGACGGAAAGATTATCTATCTAGGTACACCACAGAACGAAATGAGTCTTTATAACGTACTCACAGAACGTGGTTATCGGATGAGGGTTTGGACTGCTCGTTACCCTGCCCTAGAAGAGGCAGAGAAGGCGTATGGGAGCCGTTTAGCCCCTATGCTATGGGATACCCTTCAAAACAAAGAAGAGGCGATTGTAGGGCATCCTACAGACCCTAAACGATTTGATGAAGAAGACCTATTAGAACGAGAGCTATCTTACGGACGCTCAGGCTTTGCCTTACAGTTCATGCTAGACACCAGTCTTTCAGATACTGACAGATACCCTCTAAAACTCTCTGACTTAATCGTCATGTCTTGTGACAACGAAACAGCCCCTGAGAAGCTCATATATGGCATTATGAAGCCGATTGAGAACTTACCTATAGTCGGACTAGCGGGAGACAAATACTACGCCCCAGAGGAGACTATAGGGCGTGATAAGTATGATGGCTCAGTACTGGCTATTGACCCCTCTGGTCGTGGTGCTGACGAAACAGCTTATGCTGTAGTCAAGATGAAGAATGGCTTCCTGTACGTTACAGACGCAGGAGGTATCTCTGGAGGATATTCTAAAGAGACACTTCAAGGATTAGCTAAGATAGCTAAGAAAGAAGAAGTTAATATGGTTCTTATAGAGAGTAACTTTGGTGACGGTATGTTTACTGAGTTATTCAAGCCTTACCTACAGAAGACACATCCTGTCACTATAGAAGAGGTTAGGCATTCTAAACAGAAAGAACTACGTATTATTGACACCCTTGAGCCAATAATGAATCAACACCGATTAGTTATAGACCCAAAGGTCATCCAGAAGGATTTCGATAGCGTACAAGACCTACCTCCTGAGAAAGCCCAGAAGTACATGCTTGCCTACCAAATGACACGTATCACTAAAGACCGTGGTGCATTAGCCCATGACGATAGATTAGATGTCCTGGCTATGGCTTGTCAGTATTGGGTAGAACAAATGGCAGCAGATGCTGATGCTGAAATTAGAGATAGAAAACAACAACTTCTTAACGATGAATTAGATAAATTTATAAGAGGTTTTAATGTACTTGCAGGAGGCGGAAAGAAGAACGTAAGTACTTGGTTTTAAATAAGTTTTTTAACTGTCACACTAAAGGAGGAAGAGGAAACCCTCCCCCCCCCTTTCACATATACTATAGGTATTACTTAAAGAATTACTTAAGGTTAGACTTAAAGGAGAGACATTACGTATTAGTGAAAGGGTTACTCCCTACCTCTTCCTCCCCCTATTCCCATTAAATAAATATATTATGATTAAGATTATGTTAGCTTTAGTTCTGACGGCAGGTACGGCTGAAGCATCCCCTTACCTCTTTCCTGCCCCCGACCTTCCTGAGCTTCATATCTATAAGAATGATGGAATGAACACACACCATAAGTATATCTGTGTGAATTACGTTAAATGTATGTCTATGCTGACTGCTTTAAGATACAAAGACCCAACTGTCGCTTGTGCTAATATGATTTACATTAAGCAAGGCGGAAGGTTCTGGAAGATTAAGTAGCGACCTTTTTGGCGGAAAAATCTGAGACGGTAATACGTAGGGTGAAAAGTCAAAATTTCCCCGTGATCGCTCTCGCAACCCTGACAGAAAACCTTCGGGGGGCATTCTCAGTCCTGCCCGCGATTGAATGGCCTCGACAAGGATGGCGCCCACCGTCCCCTTCTTGAGCAGGCGCTCCAGCCGATCGAAACTTTGCTGCATGGACTGCCGATTGGATGGGTACTCAACAAAGTAGCTGAATGGTTTGAGCTGGCTTTGGAATGGACGCCGAAAATGAGACCGATGGGTCACCGTCAAAGCCCCGTAGCCCAAGCCATGATAAGCGCCTGAAAACGCGATCACGCCCGATCGACCCGTGGCCAAATGGGCCGTCTTGAGCGCAGCCTCCACAGCTTCAAACCCCGAGTTACAAAGAATACTTTTGGCGGATTGAGCAGATTTGGCAGACCTTTCCGTTTTCATACCACCCGCGCGAGCATCCCTACGATACCATCGCTCGTAAGTCCATCGGCTCAGCTCGGCCAGTAGTTGCCCCTTGAGGGCATGGGGATGCACATCCCCCATCGCATGCATCAGGCAGCCTAATTGCTTTTGCCCGGCCTCAACGACTTGCTTGGGAGCATGACCGCAGGCAGCCACCCCGAAGGCTGCTGTCAAATCCAGATAACGCCGGCCGGTTTCATCCCAGACATGCATGCCCTTTGCCCTTTGCCAGACGATGGGCCAAGTGCCATCGGGGTCCATGAAAGTCACATTGGGCGACTCATGGCGACCAAGGGAACGCAGGGTCACACTGGTTGGCTTTGACTTCATCCTTTTAAGGGCTTAAACACCTTTCTGATCGGCGGGCCAGATGATCTTGTGAAGCTGGGCCTGAAAACGCACGGGCAGAGCATCGTGAACCAACTGTTCGACCAGTTCCTTGCGCGAAATGAGCTCGTGAGGTGCTGGCCCGGGTTTCAGTGCCTCGTCCTGTTGGCCTTCACTCAGTGGCGCACACCAAGATACAAGAATGGGGCAAAGTTCCGCCAGTTTTCGATCCCGGATCTGCT